AATTCCATCAACATCGGTTACGCCACCACCCAACGGAGGTACGATATATGAACCGTTAGCATCTTTCATGCCTCTCAAATTCATAAGGTCGCCCTGATTCACAAACAAATGAGTAGGCATAAACCCTTTACGGTTAGATGCTGAGGTATTGCCGTTCATAATCTGAGTAGCAATAGCCCTGATTGCATCAATGTACGTAGGACGGTTAACTTTGATAAAGTTGGATGGTTTACTAAATGATTTAGCTTGACTGATTAATCCTGTTAGGTCTGAACCGTTAAACAACTGGTCTTCCACCTTTCGAGGGATACCATTTGTCAGAAGGTCAACAACTTCACTCCGTGTATATTCCCAATCTTCAAGCGCCGAACGTGACACCTTGATATAATCGGAAATCATCTTAATATCAAGGTTCTGTTTCGTCCATGTTGCGTTTGATTGCGCTGATGCCGCGCTTCCTTCGCTGACAAATTCCGCGCTGTTGGTTTCGGATGTCAATTCCCACCAGCTTATGGAATCGCGACCTGCTCCGATAGTGCCCTTAGGAACTAAATCATATAACGGCGTATCTTTCCACGGTGCTTTAGCAACTCCCGGCTCGACTTGGTCTTCGATTGTCCCGCTGTTGATGTCGGATGTTAGAATACTTTTTGTTTCAAAAGCATATTTTCCGCCCTGCTTTTTGATAGCTGCCTTAAAATCGTCTGATTTCAGGTTTTTATCAATCTCACCGAATGGGTTTTTGCTTTTGTCCTGAATCTCACCCATTTTCTTAATGTCGGTGCTGATTTGGTCGAGCTGGTCTTGTTGCTTTTTAAAGTCCTCAGTCCCCACCAGTTTATCCATTTTTTCCGTCAACTCACCGTACTTTTTTTCGAGTGTGTCAACGTCTGCTTTTTTGGTTATGTCTTCTTTCAAGGATTCAATACCCTCATTAATCGACTTAACCGTTTTTTCAAGTTCTTTTTCCATTTTTGTTATTGGTTTAATAATTCAACTGTTCTTTTTAACTCCTTAATTAACGGCTCTTCGGTAGTGCTTCGCAGCGGCTTGCCTTCGAGTGTTTCGGATATTGATTTTAGTAATTGTTTTCTTTGTTCTGAATAGTCGCGTTTGAGCATTTCATCAATAACCTCTTTCATATCTGATTTCATGCTAACAAGTGGCGTCCGGACATTTGCTCCCCACATTGTAAGCGTGCTGTATTCCCACAAACGCCATTCTTTCACGTATCTATTATCTTCTTCGTCTCGCTTAATCGCTTCAACTGCCACGGAATGTTCAAGGCTTCGGCCTAATTCCTGATATAGCTTGTAATCCTCAAACACATCGCGGGCAATCTCCTTGTTCATGTTCATTTGAGAAGTTACCAGCAATCCAAAGTCGTCTTCTTTCATTTCGATAGGGGCGCCGAGTAGCTTTGTGAAGTCATGATTTAAAAAGTGCCTGATTCGTTTTAGGTTTTCCTGAATCGTTTTAGCGAAACTTCCCTTCATTGAAATATCACCGTCTGAATCTTCGTTATCAAACGCGTTCACATACATTTGAACGATTCCCTTATCCTTGACGGCTTTAATTTCTGATTCTTTCGTTATTATCTTCATATCGCTGTAAATTAAAAAACATTTTCTGTAAAAAATCTATAACATCATCGCTACCTATGCCTAAATATAATGTAAATATAAATCAATTTTTTTAAACAGTCTCATAACTCATAGCACATCTGCAATTAATCACATTTCCCGCGCTGCCTCTAGGGTCTCCCGGGTACTCCATTTGCTCGCCGTTGACGATAAAATAATCGTCTTTATCTACCTTTTGGCCGTTGGCCTCGGCGTGCGGGTCTCTCGTATTGCTATCAAATGTAGCTACCCATACTTTTTTTACAGGAATACCCGTTGACTTAACACCTGTTAAACTCCCTGCGTTGCTTGCTGTCGTTATCTCAGTCCTAACAATTCTTTCAGTTCTGAATCTTGCGAAAGTGTGCCACTGGCTCTCCAATCTATCCCTTAACATTGTTGCGGCTTGCTGCATTCCTGCGCCTTCTTCGATGACTTCAGGAATTAACTGCCTTAACAATCGCTGAATGATTTCTTTTGAGGTCTCCCCTACAACCTTAATGTTTTGCGCTATCAATTCTGAGTTAGCGAGTTTAATCATTTCCTCATATAACAGGCCACGGTAAATGTCATCTTCATTCTTTAGCCGCTTCCTTTCCTTCATCCCGAAGTAAACACCGGCGTCTGTATACATTTCCTCGTATGTCTTAATAATTGGCTCATCTTCGATTATTATGTTTCTGTCGTAAAGGCTTTCAATATCCCTTCCCTCGTTGAGATATTCTATAATCGGATTAATCTGTGAGGAAAGTAAATTAAACATAGGCTTTCGGCTTCTCTGCCTGAATGTTGCCCTTTCCCTGTCGATAGTTTGCCAAGACCTTGCCTTTTTAGATAGTTGAGCACTACAAACCGCATAGCGTTGAGACCTGTTAGGGTATTCATTCACCATAACAGAATCGCTCATGCACCTGCTCATAAACTCATCTCTATTCTCGCCGCTATTTGGTTGTGGTATTGGCATTCTATAACGCTATCGTTTTTGCTACAATATAAATCATACCTGCAAGGTACAAAATTACTGTAACAATAACAAATTTATATAAATTCTTATCAGGTTCATACGGCTCAACTTCTTTTCCTTCTTTGTTCCAATAATCAGGATAATTTGGTTTATCTTCCATCTGGTAGATTTATTTGTTCATACATCTTATTTTCTTGTTCTTCTCCCATCCCTATGGGTATCATTCCCGCTCTCATGTAGCGTTGCTCCATAGCCGGCTCTCCGGTAGGCTCGTCGCCCATCGCTTCGCGATATTCATCCGGGCTGTATGCCCCTACATTAACACCTATCTGATAAACCTTCGCTTTGCGTTCCTTGTCTTCCTGCAATACCTCAATACCGGAATAGTCAGGAATCAATTTCAAACCGTCACCATACGCGGGTAAAATCTCCTCGTTTATTCCTGATAGGAATTGCTCAAAGTCCGGTATAATCCGATTCTCATACATGGTCTTTTTGGCGTCGTGCATGTTCGAGTACGTGGGCCGTGATGCTCCAAACAACTCTGGCGGAACGCCTAAAGCAATGCAAAGTTTTTTTCTTCCCATTTCGTCCATTTCGAGTAGTTGCAAATCCTTAAAGTTATCAAAGCCTATCTTAGTATAGTTTAACTTACCCATTGTAAAAATTGGGATATCAATATCTTTCTGATATTTATTTTTCCACTTGCTCCGAAACTTCGATTCTTGCTCTGCTACTGTTGTTCCGCCTTCTTCGTCCTTAGATATGATTCCAGGCGGATGACCTCCCTTGTATAGTTTAGCGGCCATTGCTTCGCCATCATTTTGAACATTGATGACATTCAACGCGGCTTTCAATGGTGACAATCCCATAAAATTACGACCTTCTTCGTACTGAAGTGAAGGAAAACGTTCGTGCCAAACATCCGCCGGGGCTATCTTTGTCCGAACGTTAATATCAATAGTGTAATACTTTATAGGCTCTCGCCAACCACCGGAGTAAATCTCAACGTTCTGCGAAGGCATCATTGACAACCCATCTTTGTTAATCTTACCTCGATTCATTCCTGCCTCGAGTTTTGGAGCGTAAACAATGGCATTGCCTGTTACGTACTTAAACAACGACCAAGCCAGCCGGAACTCAACGCCGTTTTGAAAAAAGTTTGGTCTGTTGAGTAGCTTTAAAATATCGTTGTCGATAACTTCAACTTGCTTACCATTTCGCTGAACCTTGACGAGCTTGTATTTCATCCTACTGAAAATAGTGGATAGGGTCATCAGGATTCCAAACACATCGTTATTCCCCTCGTAGGCGTCTGTAACATACTTTTTCAGGTTGCTATCCTTTTGCAAGGATGTATGTGTCGCCTGAAAATCATAAAAGGCTCTGATTAGCTCATTTTGATTTGATATTTGAGCTTCAAAGTACTTTAATTGTTTCTCCAGCCCCTTCTCTTTCCGCTTCTTAAATCCAAACATTTGTACTTAATTTTTTACCAAATTTATACATTATTCCATAGCGTGCCGCGTCTATTGCATGGTTAAACATATCTATTGGTTTGTTTATCTTCTTTCCTTCCTTATCTTTTTGCCAATTATAATTTCTTAGCTCTTTAATCAGATTAGTACTTCGCTTGGTTACTCTCAATGGATATTCTTTCATTATATCAATCCCGTACATTATTGAATCTTTCCCTTTAACCGCTCCGCGTATATTGATTCCATGTCGGTAAATTTCCTCAATACTCTTAGGTTCTGCGCTGTCTGCTATTACTTCACTGTATTTGTTTTGTTTGATGAAATTAGCTATTTCGTTATTTGTCATCCCGGTACGATATAGCTCCTCATCAAGATAAATAGCACCATCGTAATACCCTATCTTAACAATCGTGGTCGGGTCGTTTGTAAATCCAAAGTCCATACCCCAGCAAACCATTTTAGATTTGTCAGGAAAAATATCTACCTGCTGCCAGTTGTCAAATACTAATCCTTCTAATTGTCCGGTTTCTCCCTTGCCGTAAACTCTCCACCAATTTTCTATGTGTTTTCTCTGCTCAATTGATTTTACAATTCTGTCATCCAGCAAATCATTATCTTTATAAGTGCTATGAATATAATCGAAGTCATCCCGGTATTGCATCATTTCATGTACCCAAAATTCCTGAACTGGGTTGTAATCTAAATAAATCCTTTCTTTTGTTCTTACTTCGAGTTGGTCAAATGTCGATTGTTTGATATTGTTGCACTCATTTAAAAAAAGAACGTCACGACGTGGGCCTCGTACTTTATCCTCCGAATCTGCGCCGAAAAACTCAATAAATGAAGAACCGAAATGAAATGCGTTGTTTGTTTTGTCGTGGTATTGCTCTTTATACAATCCTTCATTCCTTAGCATCATTATAAAGTCGCGCATTGCGCCCCGTTTAATGTGAGGAAGGGTTTCGCTTACTACTGAAATAACAAGGTTATTTTTTTTTATAGCTAAAATCAATAACAACTGTAATATGCTCCAAGTTTTTGATGAAGATGTGCCGCCCTGATTAATTACAATGCGTTTTTCTGATTCTATGATCTTGTCAAAGACTTTAGTCGTTATCATTTTTTAGCTTGTCTATTATTTCTTTGCTTTTCTCTGATGTCTTTATTTCAAGTCCGCCCGGTACTTCATGCTCAATATACTGCTGGTTTAAATACCTGCGTTCCTCCTGTGTGCAAATCAATCTATACAGTGCTAATAACTCAGCAGCTTTTTGCCCTTTGAAAAGCTTTGCCCTGATTGCTGATTTTGTTTTTACCTTATTTTCATTTAACAATCTTTTAAGGTTGTCCATTTTGTCAGAATCAACAGGGAAATATTTATATAAAGTTTCCTTTGAAATTGGCAACCATGCAACAATATCATCAATAAAGAATAGGTTGTTTTCCTTTATTGCGGTTTCGGCTTGTTCGTATATTTCTTGTTTGTTGTATGCCATAACCTTATTTTCTTATTAAAGTATGTTTAAAATGTTTTTTCCAATTAACATAATGATGAGGTCTTCCATATCTTATAACAGTTTTTACATACTGAGGCCAAACTTGTTCCAAACTTTTTGCTTTTAATAATTTTTTATTGTAATCATTATTTTTATATAATTCATCTTGATTTCCGCCTTTCATTTTTTTAACTGTAGATGTTTTTTCGATAAGATAAACATTTAATAAAATTGTATTCCATCTGTTATGCAAAGCCTGTAAACATAAATCTACATCTTCATTGTATTTAAGTCTCCATTTAAAAGGAATTTCATTATTTATTAACATCCCTGAATATACATGAGTATTGTAAGTAAACGGTTTTTTAGTTTCTGAAGTTACAAAATATCTATAATTCCATCCGGCTATCGCTATATTTTTATATTTTTCAACAAATTTCTGTAAAGATAATATTCCATCTATTGCGAAACATTTAATTCTCTTTCCTTTATTAAAATTTACAAAATTTCTAATATTGTCATCAAATAAATAATGTTTTTTATATCCTTTATTAATACTATCTTGCCAACACCAATTTCTCGCAGGATAACTACCAAGTCCTAAATTTGAAAATGGTAATTTTGCTACAAACTTTTCAGGAATAACATTACAATATTTTTCATATTCTTGAGGTTCAACAGCAATGATAAAAGGGATATTTTCATTCATAAACATTTTCGCCGTCAATGGATTATAATAACGCCCTTTTGAAATTATATAAATTGGATATTTTATTTCATTCTGCTGACCCATTGCCCGTCTTGATTTTTTGTTATTTCAATATTATTGTTATCAACAAATTTTTTTCGTTGGTCTTCAGTTTTAAAATATAATGATAATTTTATTTCTTTCTCTTTTAATTCAAAATCTGATATACCAGATTTTTCCCACTCTTCCATTTCATTTATACTTTCAATATTAGGGATATAAACGCCCCAATCTAAATCAGGTACATTCCATTCTTGCAATAATTCTGTATCCCATTCACTTCCATAATGGGAGTTATCTTTTACAATAAACTCTTTTTTTTCATCTTCAGTTAAATCCGTTCTTTGGTCTATCCATTCATCCGGTATCTGTTTGTAACCTAATTTTTTTAGTGCAAAATATCTTTTGTTGCCTCCGA